TGCGCCTTTGTAACACCTTTACGCTTACCGTTGGTGAACGATTGAAGATTCTGAACCTGCGCGTTGTCAGCGGTTGTATAGTCACCTGTCAGCGCGTCCGTAAATGACAAGCGAACGTTGCCTGATGCGCGAGCAATGGCTGTAATCATTCGCTCTTCACCCATTTCAGCATCGCTTGTTATTTCGATGGTGTCACCCACTTCAAACCCAACCAATCGGTAATCAGCAGGGCTGATGTCAACGTGCGTCGAACCATCTTCGGCGGCTAAGTAAACAGGGTCGGGGAATGGAATTTGAAGAATGTCAGCAACCTTCTGTGCTGACGTGTAGTAAAGCCTATCGGGGAAGAGAGGACGACCTTCGCGCTCACCTGTCTGAAATACGGTCGGCATCAGTCAGTCCTCTCTCGTAATCGGTCAAGCCGTTGCATCATTTTCTTCGGTATTCTTCTTGGATAGTGTCCGTGTTGTTGGTAAAACTGTTCAATCATTGCTCTTGCTTCTTTGAGTCGTCGTCCTTGTTTTAGCATAGCGCGTATGCGTTGCCCCTGTTCGTCTTTCGCTCGTTTAGCGTCAAGTTGTTGTTGATACGATTGAATCTGTGGTGTCATCTTAGGAGCGGTGGCTTGAGCCTGTTGATTGATTTGCGCTTCTTGTTGCCTCAATCTCTCCATCTCTTCCCTATGTGCTGCGAAAGCAGGGTCATCATCATCACCCATGTTCTTGAGCAACAACCATGCTTTGTCGAACGGATTCATCAGACCACCTCTTCGGTTTTCGCGAGATTGTAGTGCATTGGTTTCTTACACGCTCCGCATCGCTCAAGATAGCAAAAGTGGAGCATACCACAGAACTTACAGCGCGTTCCCGCACCGATATTGACAATGTCACGGATGTTGCGCGTCTTCATGTTCTGACGTTTCATAACGCCCTTCAATTTGTCGCGCTCGTCGGTCTTGACCATCGACTCTTCGGCTTTACGCCAACCTTGTTTCTCAAGGCGTTTTAACTCGTTCAAGTCCATGTCGCTCACCCTCATGAGGTGACGACTACGACATAGAGATTGCCCTGTAAGGTGTAAGAGGTGATTGCCTCAACCGTCTTCCCGTTAGTGTAATCGTCGAGAACCTTCTGAACTCCACCTGCCACAGCCGCGCCTGTTTCGCACCCTTCATTGGGTGTAAATTCAAACACTTTCGTGTCGGACAAGGTGAATCACCTCATCGCTTGCCGAGTGCAAATAGACGTCCACCATCAGCAACGCCGGGGTCGTTGAAGTTGACCGTCGTTCCCGCGATGACGCATGTTCCTGTTGTTGGACTCGCCGCACCCGATAGTGGGTGGACGGTCGCCATAAGAATCTCGGACATGAACGCGGAGAGGTCCGCGCTTGTATCGCCGTTTGCTACTGTTCCGGTAATCGCGATTAAATCGCCCATTGTGTGTGGTCTGTTGTCACTTGTAAATGCCATATTCATTCATCTCCTGTTGTTAGTGCTTCTTCCGCCTCGTTATTAGATTCTTCGGTTGGGTTAAGGTGTTCGTCGATAGCCGCGAGCAATTTCTTCTTTGTGGATAGTGAAGAAGAAGCGATGTCCTTCTCTTCCATCCACGCGAGAATGTCGCCTTTCGTCCATCCCATGTCAGGGACACCATCGTTTCCTGCATCAACAGTCGCGACAGCCTTTTCAAAGGTATGTCCTTCGATAACGAAATCCGAGCCTTCAACAGCCGAGCGATTAGCGTCCAACCATTCAGCGGACACTTCGCGTGCTTGACCCCAAATCCACCATCCTAAGCGTCCACAATTCGCACCTGCGCGACGTCGACCCTTGTAGGTAATTGTAGGCAAAAAGAACACCTCAAGCCAAAAGCAAAAGTAGTGTGACTGATTCAGTCGTTCCTGATGTGTTTGTCAAGACCAAAGGAGTTCTCTTGTGCAAAGCCGCGTCGTCGTTCATTTGAACGGTCGCGTTTGCGCTAAGAGTAATTGATGTTGCATCAAGAGCGGTTAGTGTTCCAACAATTGCTCCTTCTGCATTAAGGACGAAATCACCAACACTAAATTGTGTTGTCGCGTCGACACCATCAACATTGGCAGTCGATTCACTTGTCAACAAGTTTGCGGCATCATTGATTAGAACTCCGCTTGCGGCGTGTTGGGATAGACCCGGTGCGGCATTGGATTCAGCCCATTGACACGATGCGTGCATAATTTCGCTGACTTGACCCGAAAGGGTTAGTGTTGCATTGTCTGTCGCGGTCGACCAATGAACGACAACCAATCGTGGGTTGAATTTGTTCGCTCGGTCGGTCTGCTGTGGCTCAAAAGAAGCGAGAGAACCGGGATAGGCCGCGCCCATCCAAAGTGTCTCGTCTTGGTCCACTCCACCTTGAAGTGGCAAGTCCATTAGGACGTCGACGCCACCTGCGCTCGATGTGTATGTTATTCCTCTATGTGTTACTGCTACCATATTTCTTCACCTCATTGTAGGTCGCGAATTGAACCGCTTGCACCAAAGAAAGAACACCATAGTTCACCCATTGTTCGGTAAAGACCTTCTTGTCCAAGACGGTTAATCGCGAATGGGTCTCCGGTTTCAATTCCGGATTCAAAGTATTGTGTCGGGATAGCGGTTTGGAACCACAAGTAATCCGTGTCGAGATAGTAAATTCGCGACAGACTGCTTGCACCTTCGTCAGGCATATCCTTTGTTGGAATCATTGGGACACCGTTGTAAGTAGCAACGATGAATCCTGCTTCAAGACCGGGAACACCCTTGACACCGTTGAAGGTTGGGGTGACACGCTTGCTGTCCATGAATCGCTGTTGTGATTGTAGGAGTTGTTGAACACGCATGAGTGTGTCGTAGCCTGTAAGCATGACCTTCGGATTACCACCGCGAGTCCAAAGTTGTTGGAACAATCCGTCCATCTGATTGAGGGATAGGTTGCGGTTTGCGGATGAGGAATCGACGTCGACTTCCGCGCTGTGGAAAGCGGCAGAACCATCGCGAGTGATGGAATACATGTCGTGGTCGGTCAACGCGCTAACGTGCGTTGTTCCTGTGGTCATCTTGTCAGGGTCAGAAGTGATTCGGTCAAGAGACTCAAAATCATTGCCGACAGGAGTGTCGACATCTTCAAGGAGCATTCGGTTGATGTGTTCAGCGTGGTGCTTACCCATCTCTTCCTTGAGGACTTGTCGGACATCGCCCATACCGTCGTCCTTGTCAGAAAGGAACATGCTTACTTCCGAAAGGTCGAAAGTGTGCGCGACAGTCTTTGGCTTTGCGGCAACGTGAAGGAATTCAGGCTTGGAGGTGTCAGGGAGAGTTCCGTTCTCCGCGATACCGCCACCCTTTGCGAAATCAGCGCGCTCGGTGAGGATACGCCATCCGCTTCGTTCCCACGGTTTCTTTGGAAGAATAGAGAAGGCGTTAAACTCTTGGTTGAGTTGCGACCATACTTTTCGTCCGTAAATTGCTTGGTATGTTCCTGCGGTGCTGGACAACAAAGGCGCGTCGGCCTTGAGAATGTCACCTGCTCCGTAGGTATATCCTGTTTGGGATGCGCCACCGTAATAATAACGCTCCATGTCTTGAACTGTTCTTACATAATTTCTTGCCATCAGATTTCACCTCCGTTCAACGCTTTACCTGCGAGTCGGTGGACGTCGTCCCACGACATGTTCGCGAGTTCAGCGGTGTCAGGAATAGTAACGTTAGCGGTGGAAGCGGACTTTGAAATCATCGAACCACCTGTGGAAGAAACGTTGTCAATGCGGTCATTGAGAGCAAGGACAGCCTTTTGTAATTCAACCATAGGACCGCGAGCGTCGAATTGACTCTTAGCGATTGCATCAGCCTCCGCCTTTTGCTCCTTCATGAAGCGGTCGGTAAAGTGGCTGTTCAAGTCAGACTTGAATTGTTGCTCAGTCGCGGCGGCTTTGAACACTTCGTAAGCGGATTCAATCTCACTTGGCGAAACGTTGTTCGCGTTGAGATAGTCGCTCTTAATTACGTTCTTGTTACCGCTTGGCGCGGAGCCAAAGTTCGGTTGAGGACGCTTTCCGGAGTCGTCTTCACCTGCACCTTCAAGAGAGCCTTGTCCGCGCATGTCAAAACCTGATTCACCGGGTCCGTATCCTTTGCTGAAATGGTCGCGAGCCGCGAGCGGGTCGAAACCTGCACTCTTAGCGGTCGATTCAAGCCATGTCAGGTAGTCCATCGTTATCATATCGTCACCTTTTTGTGTCATATCATCACCATACATCATGTCTTCTTCATCCTCGTCGTCTTCGGGTTCATCTTCGTCGTCGTCGCGAGGTGGAGTCTTTTTCTTTGGCTTGTCGTCACCGAATGGGCCGGGTTCGCCATCTTGGTCGCGGTCGAGAGGGAGTGGCATAGCCGCGTCTTTCTCTTCCTTGTCTTTCTTCTTCTTATCGTCGTCCTCTTCCTTGTCCAATTTTTTAGACAAGCGTTCAAGGACACTTTGTAATTCACTCATTGTGTTTGTCATTGTATCACCTGTGGTGTCTTCCTTGAGGATACGAAATTGCGCTTCAGGGTTGATTCCCTTTTCACAAATAGTAACCTCATGGAGTTCCATACGACGAATCTCGCGGTAATCTCCGCGTGTTTGGTCGCTCTTGTTGACGCGCTCAAATGCTTGACCACCAATAGAAAACGAGCGCAGGTTTCCTTTGCGGATTTCAGAAGCCACTTCTCGCGCCTTCTCGATGTCGCCACGCAACTTGATGACGACGAACATGCCTGTGTCATCCACTTCGGATTTCCACAGACGTCCTGATGAGTCAGTATAGGAAGGAATGACTGTTCCGACTTGAATGTTGGAGTGTGCGAGTTGCACATTGCGAAATCCGTCAGCCTTCATGAAGTTGCCAAATGCGTTTTTCAAAGCACTACGGGTGATTAAATCTCCCTGCTTGTCAACCATTTCGACAGAAGCATATCCCGCGACAACAAGGTCGTCACCAATACCCTTCAAAATGAGGGGATTGGAGGAACCCGTTGGAGCCGCAAGAATCGCCATTGCCTCACGGATTCATCGTCATGGTATATCAAGGGAACTGTTCTCAATCGCGATAACGCCATCATCTTCAAGCGTTGCTACTTCGCCTTCACTTGTTCGCAGTCGCTTGGTTTTCTTTGCTGTCGCGGGCTTTTCTTCGCTATCGTCGCGTGCCGCAGGGTCGAAGTCAGGCATGGTGTCGTCGTTGATATTCTGTGTAGGTCCTCGCGGAGATTCATCAGGTGTTGCATAACCTATACCCAACCCCTGCACACCTGTGCTTGTAATCTTCTCTTTCGTGATATGTTCCAAACCACGCTCAATCAAATCAAGACCGCGCTTGATAACTTCTTCTTCATCTTCCAACACATGCTTTCGTTTCTTACTGTGACCCGCAGGTGGTTCAGGTTTAACTTCGTCATATTCAGGTTGTTCAACACCCTCTTCTTTCAACAACATCGCCGCTTTCAATTCCCAATATGGCTCTTGGTCATGCGCTAAACGAACGAGATACTCGTTGCCCCAAACACTTGATTGAGGTTCGACAACCCACACACCATCTTCGATACGCGTCTTACAGATTACGTCGTCATCGAAAGTAGGGAAGTTGATGATGATGTTCCCCTTCTTCATCGCGACGCGCTGTGCAACGTGGTGTTCACCTGACATGACTGCGAGCGTTTCCACACTATCGGCGGCTAACGGTTCGTTGTCTGTAATCTTCCCACTTCGTATTCTGTATGTTGGATGCTCACCGTTGGATGCGCTCACACCTGTGCATTGAACCGTAGCAAAGTCTCCTTCTTTCAACCCTCTTGGTCCTTTCGCGCTTCCGACCATCATGTAATGTTCTCCATCAATTTCTTGTGCGCGCTTACCATAATGTTCAGGGTGCATGAGTGGACCAACGCCGATGGTGTAATTCTTACCGCTACGCGATAAGATGACGACATCGACCATCTTTTCTTTTGTTAGCAAAACCCACTTAGGATGTCGAGGCTCTCCCTTCATGTAGGTTGCATTTGCATCGCGAAGAAGGATGTCCATGTCCTTTTCTTTTCGTAATCCTTCGATGGCAACTGCCAATCCTTCATCGTCGCTACGCTTTGTGTTGATGGGTTCAGGCATCTTGATGTGTTCACTCGATTCGTATTGAGCGCGGAGGTGACGGATACGGTCTTTCGTTGGCATGTTGTGTGTGTCTTCATCCGCTGTCTTCAACAAATCAATAACGGTCATCATTCCATCATGAAGAATCGCGTGAACCGTGAAGTCTTTTTCGTAAACCTTCTCCACCTCTTCCAAAATCTTCTCATCCAATTCCACTTCTCCGTCTGTGCTGTATGCTGTTAATTTGTCTTTCTTCTTTGTCGCGATGACATGCTCGCCCTGCGGATAAAGACTGATAACCCAATCACCTGTAAATCCGCGCAAATGTTCCATATCTTTGAGGTCGAAGATGCGATGCATGAATTTAACAGGTTGAGGTTTGCCGTCTTCTTTCGTTATGATTGAGTCGTCGATGATACGGTCGAACGATGTCATAATGTTGGGGTCGTCGAGACCTGTGGATTGTTGCGCTCTCGTATCGAAATGTGAAGGGTCGTTGGAGATGTGATTTGACGCGCTGTAATCGTATGGTTGTAAGAGGGGATTGACGTCTCGTAATCCATCTCGCGAAACAACAAGTCGCATGTCGCCATTGTTCGGTAAAGGGTTTTGAGCATTCTTCGGTGTCTCAATAAGGAAGTTGCCATTTCTTTTCAGCGCGTCTTTGTTGAAGATGACAGGAGGTTTGACGTTCTTACCGAACTCAAATTGATTGTGTCGGCTAAGGTAAAGCGGTATGAGTGTCGCGTTTGAAGGACTGCCACCGCCAACAGGAAGGTCGCTGTGAGTTATATCTTTGTTGACTTTGTATGACGTTGTTTGGTCGTTTAACGCGAAAGCAAGACTGCGCAACTTTTTCAATTTTGAACTGCGGTCTTTCTTTGAACCTGATGGGAAAATTTCGTTGACATTGAAAATCTGTTTTTGCGACTGCCGTATCCCTTTACCTAACACAGCAACGTCGCTTCCCATTTTCGTTTTGTCAAGCAATTGACCCATGACAGCGTGGATTGCGTTGAATTCTTTTTGCATCGAAAGCGGTTTGCCTTCGTCGAATATCGCATCACCGCCATGCAGTATGCCGTGTTTTTCTGAACCCAACTTGAATATGTCAGCGCGATTATGAACGTGAGACAAGTTCTCAAAGATGTCTCCATGTAATTCATGAGGGTCTTTGATGACTGCCGCGAGCGTTTCTTCTTTTCGTCCTCGGCGTCGTGCATCTTGAGTTTTTGAAGGAGCGGGTGCTGAAAGAGGTTTTGCGAGACGATTGTGTGCTAAGTAACGCGAAACAAATGCATCTTCAAACGATATGCCTTGTTCGTTCGCCGCTTCTTGCACCTTCTCAATAACCTTGTTGAAAATTTTTCGCGTTCGGTTGTCGCCGTCGAACAAACGATTTGCTAACTCATATCCCTTCGGAAGACCGTCAGGGTATTCGTGAGCCAAGCGCATTCGGTCTCCACCTCCCGTCATGTCGTGATGGTTGCGTCTCACTCTCAATTTCTTAATGCGGTCTGCCATTTCAGGCGTAATGAGTGTGTGCATTGGTATTTGTTTGTCGCTCTCCATACCCGCGATGGTGTATCCTGTCATCTTCCCTTTCGCCATCAATCTCGACTGTTCATCAGAAGTGAGGTGTGTGGCTATGTATTCAGCGATGTGCAGACCATATGCCGTCATAGCGGTCGCTTCGTTGTTCTCAACGTTCGTCATACCCTCATATCCGAATGCTTTAGGGTAGTGGGCTTCGATAGCAGGACGAACCATCATATCGAAGACTTCTTTGACAACATCGTGCGTCTGACGTCCCAACTGCATCTTGTCGTGGAACGGACTTTGTTCATCGTTGTCTTGGTAAAGATGTGAATTCGCGCCAATGCTGTTGATTTTTTGCATCAGAAAATCGCGCTCGACATCATCCTTTGTAAATTTCAATTGTTCAACATACGCTTCGGTATCGTTTTGAGCAAGAGAATGTTCATCGGGGGCTATCACATATTCGACACCGTCAATCGTTCCGAACTTCTTGGCTTTATCGACCGTCGTCATCGCTTGATTCACACGCTTTCCTAACGCTTGCATGTTGCCATCGTAATCATCATCAAGCGTGATGAGTTCTTGTTTCAACTCTTTGTCG